GGCGGCTTCAATCCGGCGCTGCCGGCGAACGTCGCTTATTCCGAGGCGCATTACAACGAAGTGACGAAGAACGCCGAGCTCGCACGGCTCACAGGGTTCGCCATCCTTTTTGTCGACAGTCTAAGCGCGGCTGCTCGGCTTTGCTTCACCCATTCCGAGCAACAGCCCGAGGCTTTCACTGATCGTGGGCGAAAGGATTTGCGCGCGGTTTACGGATTGCATGCCCGCAGCATGCTCGGCTGGCTCAATCAATTGCAGCATGCGCGCGAGCGCACCGTGATCTTCGTGGCAGTGCTGGAGAAAAACACCGACGAGCTCAACATCTCGACGTGGCAACCGCAGATCGAGGGTGCGAAGACCGGACGCGAACTGCCGGCGGTCGTCGACGAGATCGCCACCATGACATGGGTCGATTTCGGCGATCGCAAGCCGGTGCGCGCGTTCGTCTGCACGAGCCCTAATGCTTGGGGCTATCCGGCCAAAGACAGGAGCGGCCGGCTCGAGCAACTCGAGCCGCCCAACCTCGGCGCGCTGATCGAAAAGCTCTCCCGTCCCGGCGAGCGCAAACCGTTCACCATCGTTTCATCCGAGCAACCCGCTCAACAGTAGAGGAGGCGCACCATGCCCTACGATTACTCTGATGCCCCGCCGCCGCGCGAGTTCGACCTCATTCCGCACGGCACGATCGCAACCGTCACAATGCACCTTCGCGCCGGCGGCGTCGGCGAAGATGGGATGTGCAAGCGTTCAAAGGACGGCGGCTGCGAGATGCTCGACGTCGAGTATGTCGTTGTCGATGGGAAGTATGCCCGGCGAAAGTTCTGGAGCAACATGATCATGTCGGGCACCACCGACGGACATGCCGAAGCCGCGAAAATTAGCCTCGGCACGCTGCGGACCATTCTCGAATCTGCGCGCAACATCCGGCCCGACGACCTGAGCCCGGCGGCGCGCGCGGCGCGCACCGTGAGCCTCAAGGACTTCGACGGTCTGACCTTCGTCGTGAGGGTCGGCATCGAGAGGGGCGGGCCGAATAAGGATAAGCCGGGCGAGAATTGGCCGGACAAAAATATTATCGCCGCGGTCATCACGCCCGACAAGAAAGAATGGAAGCCGGTCGAGCAGGCGCCGCCGTTCGATGGTGGAGGCGGAGCTCAAGCCGCGGCGCCCGCCAATGCTGCGCCCCCCATCGCACGGCCGGGATGGGCGTCGTGAAGAAGCTCCACACCGTTGGCGAGGTCTCGCTGTCCGCGATCGAGGACCAGCGGCAGCGAGACTCCACCGCCGCCGCCATTGCGGGGGCGCGTGAGGTCGTCCGGAACGGCCCCATCCCGTCCGGTACACCGATCGGGCGATTGAGCGACATCGAATGGGGATGGATCCTTGCTGCGATTTTGTTCGCCTGGATTGGCACGCGCGCCGAACAGGCGACTGCGGAAAATCTCGACACCGAGCGCACCATCAGGATGACGGCGCTCGATCCGCAGCCATGGGACGCTGGCTGTGTCGCGGCGATCCTGCCCGAGCTCGCGGATACCTGCGCCATCGACTGGTCGCAGCCGCTCACAGCCTGGCCGCGGGACACCATGATCGAGTTCCTGCTCGCTGCCATGAAGCTCATTCGCAAGGCGACCATCGCGCGCGACTTGAGCGACAAGGGTGTCACGCGTCAGTCGAGCGCCAGCACGATCGCGCGCCAAGCGAACGCCGCGAGCGGCGGACCATTGATCGCGCCTGGCGATCCTGACGACGAGATCGTTCTTTAGGAGATGAGTTATGGCCGAACACGAATTTTGTATTGGCTTATCGTCGGACTGGCTCACCCCGCCCGAAACTTTCGCAGGACTTAAGCGGGGCGGAATTGAGATGTTCGATCTCGACGTCGCGCATCCTCCTGCTGGTGCTCTATCTTTTGTGCCATGTCGCAAGTTCTACACTGCCGAAGACGACGGCTTGCTGAAACCGTGGCAGATCAACGAAGGCCGGCGAACACTCGTCTGGGGAAATTTTCCATTCGGTGGCCGGCGCGGACAGGTGCCGTGGCTCCAACGGTTCTTTGAGCACAACTACGGCATCGCACTGGTTGCCGCTCGCACATCGGCCGATTGGTTTTGCGAGGTCGTCGCGCCGAACGCGCAATTGCTTCTTTTTCCATACGGCAAAGTCAAATTTTATCGGCCCGACGGCTCGATCGGCAAAGAGCCCGGAACCGGTGTCGTGCTGATCGGCGCGGGCGATGTCGCCTGCAATGCCCTCCTCAAAAGCGGCCTCGGCTGGTGCGCTCCGATTATTGAGCCGGGCCGCGTGCAGTTGCCCTTCGACTGGCGCGGGCGGGCGCATGTCTCGCTCACGGAGGCCCATCATGAGCATCCGTAGCGAGTGGGAACTGATGGTCGATGAAGGATTGCTCGTGCCCACCGGCGAGATGCGCCCCGACAGCAAGGGCGAGCTCCAGCCGGTCTACGTGCTCAGCGAGCGGGCGAAAATTCTGTACACCGTAATGTCCGCTGAGTTGTCAAACGGGCTTTGCGAGGAGTGCAGCGCTATTCTCGACGGAGCCTGCTGTGCTTAATCTCAACCGTGCCAGCCTTTCGCTTGAACCGATCAACGGCGCCATTAACGACGCGATCGAACGCGCCGCGGCGACCGCGGCGGAATTACCGCGCCCTTATCTTGGCGCGAGCATCGTCGGGCACGAATGCGCGCGGCGCATTCAGTACGATTGGTGGTGCAAGCCCGTGCTCGCGGCCAGGACGCGCGAAATCTTCGACCGCGGACACTATTTCGAGGAGCGTGCGCGCCGGCATCTGGCGGCAGTCGGGTTCAAGTTTGCGCCGCCCGAGGCGCTGGCCTTCAGCGCCGCGGGTGGTGCGCTGCGCGGCCACGCCGACGGCATCATCATTCACGGCCCCGACCTGCCGGGCGCCTATGTGATCTATCCGCTGGTATGGGAGCATAAGGCTCTCAACGCCAAGGGCTGGCGCGAGGTCGAGCGCGACGGACTCGAAAAGAAATACCCGCATTATCTCAGCCAGGTTTGCCTCTATCAGACCTACCTCGACGTCACCAATCCCGCGCTGTTCACGGTCACGAATGCCGATACCTGCGAGTGGTTGCACTTCTTCGTGCCGTACGATGCTGAACGTGCGCAACTGTGGTCTGACCGCGCCGTCAATATCATCGAGGCCACGCGCGCCGGGGAGCTGCTGCCGCGCGCCTATGACGACCCCACGGATTGGCGATGTCGGATGTGCCCGCACAAAGAACGGTGCTGGAGGTAAGCATGGGCAAGCTTGTCGACATCGCCGGAAAGCGATTTGGCTGCTGGACGGTTCTTGCGATCCATCCAGAGCGAGATCGTAGCAGACATGTTCTTTGGCGTTGTTGTTGTGACTGCGGCCAAGAACGCGTCGTGCGAGGGGTCTCTTTACGCCGAGGCAATTCAACCACCTGCGGATGCGTTCTACGGGAGATAGCAAGAAAACGCTTCACAAAGCACGGCCTGTCTCGGAGTCGCGCTTATCGTTGTTGGGACAACCTACTGCAACGCTGCTTTAATCCCCAACACCCCTGGTACTCTTATTACGGCGGTCGCGGTATCGGCGTTTGCGAAGAGTGGCTCACCTTCTCGGGTTTCTACAGCAGCGTCGGCGATCCGCCGCCTGGCATGTCGCTTGATCGCCGTAATAACGACGGCAATTACGAACCAAGCAATTGGCGATGGGTGCCTCAATCGGTGCAAAATGCCAACCGTCGGCGTCAGGGGTGAGCCATGGCGCTGCCGCGCGAGCTCGCCGCCAAGCTTGCCAAGCCGATCCGCTTGCTGGCGTCGGACAGCAGGGGCGAGGCCTTCGCAGCCCTATGCGCTATCGCGCGTCTGCTCGAAGCCTATAACCAAAGCTTTCACGCGCTTGCCGAGCACGTTGAGAACGGCGGCCTGACCGAAGACTATAAGCAAAAAGTTCTCGCCGAGGTCGAGAACGCGCGCGCCATTGGTTACGCCGAAGGCGTCGCAGCCGCAGAGGCCAAGCAGCACGGGACCGGCGCCTTCCGTAACACCGATGGCGCGCCCGAATGGTCGGAGGTTGCGCTCTACTGCCAGCGCCAAAAGCATCGGCTGCCGGATAAGCACCACGAGTTCGTTGACGACATGGCGTCGCGCACCGTGTACGGGCGCGAGCCAACTCCAAGGCAACACCAGTATCTCCACAGCCTGTTCTACAAGCTTGGAGGAAAAATCACATGAGCCCGCAGTCGCAAGCGAATGCCGCACCCAATGAGCTCGACGCTGCGCTCGAATATGCGCGCAATGGCATCCCGGTCTTTCCCTGCAATCCGCTCGACAAGAAACCGCTCACCCCTAACGGCTTCAAAGACGCGACCACCAACGAGGCGCAAATTCGCACGTGGTGGCAGCGGTGGCCGAACGCCATGATCGGCGCCCCCACTGGCTCCGCGAGTGGCATGTGGGTTGTCGACACCGACAAGAACCCGATCAAAAAGATCGATGGCGAGGCAACGCTCGCCCAACTCGTTGTACAGCACAGCGAGATTCCGAAGACCCTGATGACAATCACCCCGCGCGGGGGCAAGCATCGGATCTTCACCTGGAACAGCAGCGTCGAGATCCGCAACAGTGCGAGCAAGATCGGTCCGGGCATTGATGTGCGCGGCGAGGGCGGATACGTGTGCCTGCCGCCGAGCCGGAACGCCAATGGCGGCGTCTATCGTTGGGATACCGTCGATGGTGGCGCCCAGGCTGTGCTCGCGCCCGACTGGCTGATCGAGCTCGCCCGGCGCAAGGTCAGCGCCTGGGCGCGCGCCGCGCTCGACTACGAATGCAAGACGGTCGCCGCCGCCCAGGCCGGCATGCGCAACACCACGCTCAACACGGCGGCCTTCAACCTCTATCAGATCGTCGCCGGCGGACGCCTCGACGAGGAGGAGGTCCACGACCGC